ACTTATGAAAACGAACGTGAAACAAAGCTTGAAGACAATAATCAGTCCGATGATTCATCTAAGAAACCTGATGAGCAGTCTGATGTTTCTGAAACTAAGGCTGACGGGAGTGATAAGCAACAAGGTCAAGGTAAAGAACTTGAAGAATATTCTGAAGGCGTTAAAAAAAGGATAGCAAAACTTACAAAAAAAATGCGTGAAGCCGAAAGGCAACGCGATGAAGCGCTATCTTTTGCAGAACGTACAAAAAAAGAAAGAGATCAGCTTACTTCTAAGGTTTCTCAACTCGATACAGGCTATGCATCAGAGATGGAAAACAGAATTAAGTCGTCTTTAGCGGCAGCACAATCAAAATTAAAGGTTGCTAGAGAAAATAACGACATAAAATCAGAAGTAGAAGCTTCAACTCAGATTTCTCAGTTAGGTTATGAGCAAGCAAAACTAGCAGAACTCAAAACTCGACAAGAAATGGAGTCAAAAGCAAGAGAAGAACAGGAAAAAGAGCCTAAAAAACCCGAACTTCCTGAACCTACAGGTCAAACTGACCCTAGAGCTACCGAGTGGGCATCAAAAAACGCTTGGTTTGGCACAGATTCAGCAATGACTTACACTGCTTTTGATTTACACAGAAAACTTACCGAAGAAGAAGGGTTTGATCCTCAATCTGATGACTATTATGATGAGATTGACAGGAGAATTAAACTTGAATTTCCGCATAAATTTGGTAATGTAAAAGAAACGACTAGTAAACCTACTCAAACTGTTGCATCTGCAACGCGTAGTCCAAAGACAGGTCGCAAATCGGTGAAACTCACATCTTCCCAAGTAGCAATTGCTAAAAAATTAGGTGTGCCACTAGAAGAATATGCGAAACAACTTATGAACACGAAGGAGGCATAAGCATATGACAAAAGATAAAAAAGCCAAACCACGTGCGAGTCAAACGAAGCAAAGCGATACTAAAAAAGTTGTATCACAAGCTAAAACGGTTGCACCAAAAGTACAACCTAAAGTTTGGTCTCCACCATCGTACTTAGATACGCCCAACGCGCCAGATGGATTTAGACACAGATGGGTCAGGGTAGAAATCCTAGGGTTCGTAGACACTAAAAACGTACAAGGTCGATTAAGATCAGGATACGAATTAGTTAGAGCTGACGAATACCCTAAAGAAGACTTTCCTACAATCACTGATGGCAAATACGCAGGGGTTATCGGGCACGGCGGCCTTGTGCTGACAAGGGTACCAGAAGAGATCGCGAGACAGCGTACTGAATATTACATGAATCAGGCGCAGGATCAAATACGAGCAGTAGACAACGATCTCATGAAGGAACAGCATAAGAGTATGCCTATCGATATCGATAGACAATCTCGTACAACCTTCGGTGGCAAAGAGTAGTTAATTTTTTAACAATTCGAAACCAGCGAAATAAACTAACCGAGATGGTAAAACATCTCACAAGGAGAAAAAAACTATGGCTAATAGTTCATCAACTGGTTTCGGTTTGAAACCAATTAAGATGTATGGCAATGGTTATGAGAACATGGGTTTAGGTGAATACCCTGTTGCAGCTTCTTCATCTGCTATCTACAACCAAGATTTGGTTTGTCAGGCAGCAAGTGGATTTGTTGTAGTGGGTACAGCTGGTACAGAAGATATTATCGGCTCACTAAATGGTGTTTTCTACACTGATGCTACTACAAACAAGCCTACGTTTCAGAACTACTTACAAGGTAGTAATACTGCTACAGACATCGTTGCACTAGTTAACGACAGTCCGCTTCAGCAGTATGAGGTTAGAAGTAACAACACTGGTGCTTCTGATCAAACTGACGTGGGTAACACAGCAGATATTGCGTATTCAGCTGGAGGAAGTCCTAACTATATATCAGGAGCAACTCTAGATGATTCGACTCTTAACAATAATGCTGATCAACAACTTAAAATTGTAGGAGTCTCAAGAGACCCTGAAAATAATGACTTAACATCTGCGAATGTAGTATGGAGAGTTCTTATTAATCAGTCGTTCTTCTTAGACACTACAGGGGTATAATAGGAGTATATAAATTATGGCTATATCACGAAATCAACTAGTCAAAGAACTAGAGCCAGGTTTGAATGCCCTATTCGGCCTGGAGTATAAACAGTATGACCAAGAACATACTGCAATATACACAACAGAGTCATCTGACAGAGCTTTTGAAGAAGAAGTTATGTTGTCAGGTTTCGCTCAAGCACAAGTAAAACCAGAAGGTTCAGGTGTTGTTTATGACAAGGCTCAAGAAACTTTCACAGCTAGATACACTAACGAAACAATTGCGTTAGCGTTTGCTATTACTGAGGAAGCTATTGAAGACAACTTGTATGACAGACTTGCTTCTAGATATACAAAAGCTTTAGCAAGATCGATGGCTCAAACTAAACAAGTTAAAGCAGCTGCACCATTAAATAATGGTTTACCTGGAGGAAGTTTCAATTCAGGTGATGGTGTAACACTCTTTAGCACAGCGCACCCAACTATTGCTGGAACTTTCAGTAATACATTGGCAACTGCAGCGGACTTAAACGAAACTTCATTAGAGCAAGCGATGATTGACATTGCTGCGCTTACTGATGAAAGAGGTTTAAAAATTGCTGCTAAAGCGACTAAGATGATCATTCCATCTGCACTACAATTCACAGCTGAAAGACTTATGGCTTCTGCTGGTAGAGTTGGTACTGCTGATAATGATATCAACGCATTAAGATCTATGGGAATGGTTCCTGGAGGATATTCAGTAAACCACTACCTAACAGATACTGATTCGTTCTATCTAATCACAGATGTGCCTAATGGTATGAAACATTTCGATAGAGCTCCATTGACTACTAAAATGGAAGGCGATTTCGATACTGGCAATGTAAGATACAAAGCTAGAGAAAGATACGTATTTGGCGTGTCTGACCCTAGAGGTATTTTTGCATCACCAGGTGCGTAATACACAAATCTTTGAGGCGGGACACAATCCCGCCTCAATTAAAGAGTAGAAAGGAAAAATGCACCCAAAACAATTCAGAGTTCAAATATATGCATATAAACATTATGCAGATTTCACTATAAAATGTCTTGAATTGCCACTAGATATTGAAAATGCAATAGTTGACAAACTTGGAGAAAACAGTATAAAGTGGGAGTATCTTGGAGAAATGAATGATCCCAAGATAAATAGAATAACCTATGAGGAGGTTATTGATGGAGGAGATGATGCAACATCTACAGGACCTTTACACGAAGAAGAGGGGTCTGGACCTAGAATGGGAGCAGGAGCATCTCAAGGAGGGTAGGTATACCCTTAATATGGTTAAGATTGACAGAAAAGTCAAAGAAGTGCTTACCCATATAAGAGCAGCAGAAGCTAAAAAAGCTCACTTGGAAAATAAAGTTGAGGATGCAGCTCCACAAGTTTCCGTAGCTACTTAATAAAAAGCTACATCGTTGGAAAATTCCGATCCACATTACAGGCTCTCTTGCGCTCTAATCAAAACTGTTGTATAAAAAACACACTAAGATTATTAAGACATAAATTGGTTATTCTTTTCTTAGTAAGAATAGCTGGCGCGAGGAGGCGCTGATTATATGACAACACACTTTTCAAATGGAGTAACAAACGTAAGAGGAAAAGACGGAGCAAATTCCGTATTTAGTGGTATTAAACAACCTCTTATAACAGGAGGATACGAACAAGAACAAGCGTATCAAAATGACTTCTCAATCTATAATGCATCAGATTGGACAGTCACATCAACAGGGGGATCTGACTTTCAACTAGCTCAATACGCTGGTGGATGGTTAAGACAAGGAGATAATGCTCCTGCCGCTGGTGAGATTCAAGGAGTTGCAGGACCAGAGGTTTGGCAATATTTATCAACTAACAAATGGTGGTTTGAAACTAGCATCGCAGTAACAGATGTAAGTGACGCTAACGTTTGGGTTGGATTTGCTCAAGATGGTTATGCAGATTCTGATACTTTACCAACTGATGGTATTGGATTCTCACACTTACAAGATACAACTACAATACAATTCATTTCTAGAAAAAATGGAGCTGGTGTATCTTTTGATATGTT